AAGACGAGTAAAAATTATGGTGAAAATCAAATCCCGATTGAGAGTGAAACACTCAACGGCATCATCTCAGGTTATATCCGTAAAAACAAATTCAAGATCGGTGATGTACTCTTCCCCATCACTTCAAATTATCTTTCTCAACTACTCATCAAATATAGTCAGCAATATATGGGTAAGAGTATTTCAACCACGATGATACGAAAGATTGTTACGAGTGATAAATTTCTTGACGCTAAATTAGAACAAGAAAAGCATGCGAAAATATTAGGTCATAGTGTAGGCACGGAGAATGCTATCTATATTAAGCAGAAGGCGTAGTTATTTACCGACTGATTTCTGTGCCATCTTGTGCGCTTGTGAAAATGACGATCCTTGACGCATCAAGCGTCTCATCATCGCCATATGTTTAGGTGAGTGATGTTGTTTATGCTCTTGTAATTTTTTGTTTTGTGCTGGTGTCAGTTTTTTTTGAACTGGTTTCTTTTTCTCTGTTGATGATGATGTATCTCCGTATGCCATAATATACATAGTGTATATTATTTTCGTGGAAACATTTTATTCGCACTTTCTAAAGTAATTGTCTTTCTTGTCTTTGGTTTCTTGAGTGTCTTACTAGGTGTCAATTGTGCCTTCTTGTGGTCTAGAGTGTATCCATTATCTTTTATGAGTTTCATTATGTAGGCACGAGACGATTTCGGTGGTATGTGGATCGCCATCAACTTGTTATGTGCTCGTATCATTCGTCGTATCTCAGGCGTTTTCAATTCACCGATTTTACCATATTTACTATCTGCTTTATATCTTTGAACTTCTCTCTTGTTAAAAGTTATACCCGACATTATATACATTATGTATATTATATTTACGCGTTGAATAATTCAAATTTACCATTGCGTAGGCGAGCAACACGAAGATATTCACAATACGATCGTAGGGTGATTGCCGTCGCAGGCATCTGACCCGTGATGTGTAATTCAATACCCCGATGACCCACGCGTCCACCCGTCAGTCGTGTGCTGTTATAGAAGAATTCACCGCCGAGAAGGGGTTGAGAGCGACCGATCATAGTAGAACCAGCAACAAATAGAGCGCCCGCGTTACTAAACTCTTCACGCGTCACAAAAGGGACACTTTCTGCGTCCGTGAGAAGAGAAAAGAGACGCGCCGTGTTTTCAACATCGCTGGCGAATTCAAATCTATCATTATATCTGACATTATATTTGAATACACCGACCGATCCATCACCCGCCCTTACAGGTGCTTTACTACTGAAAGCACCCGCTAACTGACCCGATGCCGTTGACTGCTGTGAGAAAACAGTTACCACACGGGTTACCATTCGGTTTGCCATACCGAGATTTCTAATAATCGTCGTGCCACCCGCTCCGCTCATATCGGGGATAGTCGCTGAGTTCAGGCGATAATCTACAAATGAGAATGTCATATCTTGGTTCGCTTGACGATACTGCTCCATTTCATCACCCGATCCATAGAAGATATAATCCGCCATAAATTTAGTTTCATTCGGATCAAGTGCGTAGGCGAGACCGCCGTTGCCGTCCGATGATACAATCGCCCGCGAAGAAATCTGTGGCGCCCATGTCAATTCAATAGTTATTGGTTGCTCTATCATATACAAGGGGAGTTGATGTACCTTCAAGAAAGGGAAGAGATCCGAAAGGTCAACCGCGTAAGATGGAGACTCGGCGATTGTCACTGCCGAAGTGCCGTCCATCACTAAGGCATCCACAGGACTGGTGTTGTTGGCGGTGAGACGACCGCCTTCTTCAACACCATTATCAAGGATAATACCATCTGCTTGCCGACCCGCAAGGTCTCCCGTCTTGTCATATTTAAACTTATGACACAACGAGCGACCCGTGAGATACTGCTCGCGCTCCTTGTTTAATTCATTCGCAATCAACGATGACTTGACCGCGTGAAGATGTTGCCAGTCACCGATCTCGTTGATGACCTGATTACCGACCTTCAACACCGCCTTTTTAATAACAGATCCAATACCCACATTCACAGGGGGCATCGCTTCTGCGTTTGTCCCAGCAGGGACAAGACTTAAAAAGAGTTTAGAATGCGAGTGAAGAAAACCTTTACGCTGTAATTGAAATCTACAGAAACCATCACCGAGCGTGGGATCGTTATTGACTACAGGTTCAAGCAGGTCAGTTTCAACCTGCTGAATATAATTCACGGGGATCTGGTCTAGTCGGATAAAATCTGGAATACCACCAGAAACAGTCACTTGTGCTGACGCACTTGGATTCACATCAGTCTGGGTTTGAGAATCGCCGTCCATAGTTATAAATATACATATAGTATATTTATAGAGTAAAAAAATATTAAAATAATCGTAGGTAATAAATTACTGGATGACTTGGACGCCAGTGGGACTATACATCAGGGTTGCCCGTGCCTTCAAGAAAAGGAAGACTGACTGGGGTGAATCGCCCGCAAGGTTGGACTCTAAACTGACACCGAACTGCTCGCGACTAAAGTCTTGACCGCTGTTGAATTGTGAGTATCTTACGCCGATGGCGAACAAGGCGCCACCATCGGGTTGAACTTTGTATGATGTACCATCCACAGATGACGTGCCACTGCCCGAGAGATCGTAATTACGATTAAGATTGACAGGTGAAGCGGATGTGCGATCAAGTTGATATTCAGGGATTATGCTTTCAAGTTGAAGACGTGCGAGTTGGGAGTCAACGGTGCTGACATTACCATCAAAGGAGATATTGGTTACATAATCAAAGTCTGCTGGATATTTTTGACCCCCGCGTAAAAACTGAACGCGAGTGAAATGACCGAGTACATTACCAGTTGATGCTGGGTATGTTGTTGCGAGACCGTTTTGAGCGAGAGTGTTGATATGATTAGACGGGCAGAATGTCAAGAAAGCAGATTGGAGTTGGCGTAAGGCGACATCATACTGGATCTGAGCGTTGTTAGTATTGACAGAAGTATAGAGACCCGTGATGGTATTATACTCAAGAGACCCAGTGGTCTGCGATGACATCATCGCCATATCTTCAGGTTTGATATCACCGACTTCACAAGTCAGTTTCAAATCACGGAGTTGATAATGTGCTTCTTCAAGACCAGTCAAGACTTCAGTCTCCGAAAACAACACATTACTATCAGGGGCGAGCATAATTTCAATTTCAAGACCACCGAACGCAGTCTCCATAAGGTTGATGTGATTACCACCGCTCAGGAAACCACTCGGCAGATGACAACTAAACTCTTTCTTTTGAGTCCCCCCAGCAGTATTGACAACAACCGTATCAACAAACGCTTTAGGGTTAGGCATACACAAGGCAGTTTCACCGAGATGACCCGTAAGGTCTTGTTTAGATGATGTCACGCCGAGATAACTAGACATATAACGATTATAATGACGAATCTGCTCACAGACCATCTTTGATTTTGAATGACGGATCGTCAGTTGCTCCCACAGGGCGAATACACCCAGACGATTATCCATAGTTATTTTCGGGTTATCACCCGCGACAACAGGCGTCGGGTTGGCAAGGTTATCCTTAAAGATACGCATGTCTCCGACAATACGGATGGTTGATGGGTCAAGTAATCCATTCTGCGCAGCGATCGTGAATGATAACATAGGAAATCCATTTTTGAACGATATGCGTCCATCACTCGGAATGTTGTTGGGTCTTATCTCAAGGTATCTGGATGTCGCACTACTCATAATTATATACAAGGTTAGATAGTATATAAATTTGAAAATAAACAAAAAATTAGTATGAATATATAATATACGATGTATATTTCTATTTATTGCTCTACGGAGACTGCTCCATTACGAATTGTAAGTCGTCGGACGTGGTAAATAAAGGTCTTAAAAAGTTTAGGTTTCGCTGGGACAGTTACAGCACTCTCGTATTTCAACTGAACTCCTAAGTCCTTACCCCGTAGGTCAGTCGCTCCGTTTTGAAGACCGAAGGCACGACCCATACAGAAATTATCTTGAAACTCTACAAAAGACAACGGGTCAATACCAGCATTACTGAGACTTTTCTCTAACTCCGAGCAGTGGAAGGCATCAATACTATTTTTAGTCGCGATCTTGTTTGTCAAGACAGGGCGCGATGGCACAAGGCGTCCATCAATCACATACTGGGAAGATGTGAGACCATCGTTGATACCCGTATATCCCGAGCGGTGAGATGCTCGTGCTAAATCTTGATTTGCGTTGCCCTTGATAATCGCATAAGTGCCTTCACCCGCGATCAGAGACTTAGAGTTGTAAATGGTCGCATCAGTAGGTACAATAATCATAGACTGGGCACGAGAATTTTGAGCGAACACTTGAAACGCGACTTGCTTGTCGGCAGCGAGAATGGAATGTTTATAGCATGTCTTTGAGTAAATATCAAATTCAATCGCCTTGCCTTCACGCGCCTTCGCGATCATACCCGCTTCATAAGACGGATCAAGGTCAATCTGATGACATATCATATTAAAGTTAGAAACCGTGTAAGTTGCTCCATAAGTAGATGCTTCACGCGACACCGCTGTAGAGACAAGAACGAAATTACCCGATGTAATCGCTGTGCCACCCGCAGGGTTATTCACATTATTCACGACAAGTTTTACAAATCCACTATCAACGCTGATGCTGGCGATCGTCATCTCTGCGCTCATACTGGTCGCCGACCCGAATCCATAAAGCGCCCCCGTTGCGATATTACAGAAATCAACCGTTTCACCCACAACAAAAGGGCAGTCTGCGACGCTGTTGACATTATTTTCGGTTTTCAAGAAGATATTACCACGATTCGTGCCATCATTACCCCAAGCGTCTCCCGTCGCGTTTTTGCCTTGAAACACAGGACTGAGTTTCAGTCGGGTGTAAGCAGAGACACTATCCAACTGCTTAATCACACGCTCGGCAGGGGCAAGGTCAAATTCAAGATACAGACCCGATGTCATCATACACGGGAATATTTTATCCTGAAAGCATCCGAGATGAAGGGGGACACAACACTTTGCGGTCAAGAAGTCCGCGTCCGAAAAGACAACATTACCCGCTGGGTTGGGTTTAAAATACGGGTTGGTGTGAAGGTCTGCCTTACGAGACTGGGTCGTGCCTTCTGTACCAGCACATCGTGGTTGATATGTGGTCGCACACTCTTGAAGAGCGCGAACATTACGGAGACTATCATCGGCGTTGTATGAATAATCAACCGCCACAGCGGTGTTGTAATCTTGAACTTCTTCAAGTAGATTACCGCGAGTGCCATCATAGACGCGCACATTTTCAAACAAGCAGGATGCTCCCATTTCATCAAGTTGAAGACGAGTCGGTTTCTTACCCGCTGGCAACTTTATCTTGACATCAAATTCAACATAACTATCCTTACCCGACAAAAACTTAACACTCGGCGGGATAAATAGAGAGACCTTTTGACCCGCCGAATAAGATAATCCATTTTCAGAAGGGACTGAGACTTCAGTTTCACCGATGCGCACAATATCGTCAGTCTTCCAGTAACTCGTCATATATTATACCGATGAGTATATTTAAATCTAAAATATAAAAAAAATCAAAATATATACACTATGTATATTACTACAAAGGAATGAGTTTCGGTAATATGGATGATTATTCATTAAGCGATCTTGCTGGTAGTGGGGCAATCATACTCGCAAGTGTCGGTGGTCTTTTGACGATTATTTTATCAAGTAGATGTTATATCAAGTGTCGTTTAGGACTGACAGACAATTGTAATATATGTATGTGTGAGAGAAAACCACCACCCGATCCAGAAGACACAGAGAAGGACAAGAAGAAGAAGAAAGATACAACACCAGCACCAGCACCAGATATGACACGACCAGCACCAGCACCAACACCCAGAGACTCCACAGATTCGGTACAATCAACACAATCAACACAACCAATCATTTCACCTTAAAAGTTTAAATCCTGAAATATATTTCTAAGGGGTCTTTATCTTATGGCACACGAATGGTATCAATCATCACTAAACCAAGGTCTTGAAGAAAATCACAATCGTATGATTTTCAAAGCATTACATTTTTCTAAACTTCTGTCTTTACCCGATGACATCATAGGACACATACAATTACAAATCAAATTAGATGAACTTGAAAGAAGACAGAAGGATTATCATCTTAAGATGATACGACAACTAAATACCCAGTCATATTATAAACAAGGGTTATTCAAGAAACAATATACAAAGTGTATAGATTATTATATATCCATAACTGATAAATAAGGATATGTCAATATTGCCTTATTACTCTAGAAAGGTATTGGGGAAATATATTTTCTAAAATACTTTCTGAAACCAATACTCTGTTTTTGACATATGTTTATATATTCATATGGATATATAAGACTTAAAGATAATAGTCTAGTCTATGATAAGTGATATGGTTAAGAGTAAGGTTAAGGATATGACAAAGAAAGAGCAGAATGAAGCGGTGATTGATTTTATGGTTGAGTATGGATATACAGAAGAAAAAGATAAGCGTAATCTAGCGTTGCTACTGAACCGACCCACTACTGAAAAAAATGCGACGGGTTGTTTAGTGCGTGCCGTGAAGGATCATATAGATTTGTTTAACAGCACAGAAGACATTAAAGTCTTGGAGACTGACCTGCGTGATACTGATGCCTACGCTGAAAAGATGAGAAAGAAGTGTGAAATACTAGAGATGACTATTGAAGCGGGTCAAGATGAAATAGTCTTTGCGAGAAATAACAATAAACGAATGAAAGAAGAGCACCAGTCTATGACGCGTCAAAATCAGTTTTTAAAGCAGTGGGTATATGACAATATGAAGGGATCAGACATCCCCTTGCGTTGTGCTTTCTGTAATCAATTCGGTGAGAAGGCATGGTAATCTTAATACTTTTTGCCATTACGGAGTTTTTTAGTATCCTTTTTTTTAAAACCATCAAAGATAGATTCGGGGCGTATTATCTTGTCTTTCTGTGTTGGAATATATACATCCTTGAACCTTGAATAACTCGGCATGCGTGGATCATTACCTTTGATAACCTTTGTCTTCGGTTTTCTCTCCTTCGCCATATGAAGTTTATTATGTTTTTTGTTAGATAAAAATATTATATAAGAAACCATATAATATATGAGTCTCGTTATCTGTAGTAATAAA